AGCTCGGAAACAAGCTGTGCGACCTCGGTTTCATTGACCGGCAGCGCCCTGGTGAACTGTATCGAAATATCCCGGCTGCTGGCAGCGGCTTTCCCGGTGGTGCTCAGCCAGTTGCAGAGAAGCCGCAGGCGCTCCTTTAAGCCCTCCCGGAAGTAGCGCTCCTTGATTTTCGTTATCTGCTCAAACCCGGGGAGCTTATAGCGCATTGCAACGCCGGAAGCGTTCCCGCCGAAGCTCTCGTCGCTCATGCAGGGTACGTTCGCGAACTTGTGTATATCCTGCTCCAGCGACTTGCGGAGCACCTCCACGCTGTTCTCGTCGAACTGCCGCGTCAGCCATTCGGCGGAGCTGTCTGCGTCGAGCTCCAGCAGGCCGTTCTCCCGGAGCGCCTTGTAGCTTTCGGATTTCTCGTCGTTATCGTCCCCGAGGACTGAACCCTTGATAAGCAGTATCGCCTCGACGAACTGCTCTTTATCGTTCACCCGGTCGCTCTGGAGGACGTTGTACGCGTCGATGAGCGACAGCACCGGCTCGAAATCGCTGCCGCAGGTGGAGTTGTTGTATATCTCGATGAGCGGCACCCCGCCCATTCCGTGAGGTCTGCTCTCAGCCCCGCCCGTGACAGAAAAGCCTGTGTCGGTCGTGAAATGCATGACATTTTCAGTATCGCAGAGATACACGGAATACCCGGTATCCTGGTTCGTAACGCTGTCGTGGAGCTTGTAATAATACACCCCCGCGACCGGCTTCTGCCGCACCGTGTCGTCGTAGATAACGAACGCCTGGCGCGGGTCCGGGGAATACAGCCGGGGCTGTCCGTCCTCGTCGGTGTAGATGAACTCGTACGCCGTGCCGAATATGCTCGCCTTCTGCGCGAGGTCTATGTCCTGAGTGTCGCTGTCAGCGGCTCTCAGAAGCTCCAGGAGCGGCTCTATGCCCTCGCCGGAATACTTCACCGGATTGCCCGCAAAGTAGCCTACACAAGTGTCTGAGATGTATTTCGCGTGATTGCACACTAGCTTGTTGTTCGCAAGGACTGAACGCTTCTTCCGGCCGCATATCGGGTGATCGCCCTCGTAGTAGCGCTCCAGCGCGTCGTATCTGGCGTGCGTGTGCAGGGTATGATCCTTGATGAACTTGCAGGCGGCCTCCGGCGTGACCGGAATATCTGCGGATATCGTGAAAGGCTTTATCATCAGTAAATGCCCATCTCCTTTCTGTTGCCGATTCTGGCTTTCCTGCGCCCTATGTCGTTTTCAAGGGCGTATCTCACCGCGTCAATTGAGTGGTTATCCTTGTCCGGGAACTCGTCCCGGAAGCCGCCGTTGCCGTCCGGGATAAGCTCATACCCGCAGAACTCGCGCTTCGCGTTCGGGCAGGTCACCGGGTCGATGACTATTTCCGCGAGGTTCTGGAGCCAGGTTATGCCGTGCTCGACTGACCCCCGCGCCTTTCTTCACGGCGGTGATTTTCAGCCCCCTGGCGCGGAGTTCGTCGTTGCTGCGCGGGTCGGCGGATTCGGCGTATATCGCGCCGTTCAGCGGATTTTCAGCCCTTATCGTTTCCGCGAGCGGGTCGTACTTTATGCCGTAGCGGTAAATCTCACCGAATATGTACAGCCGCCCCTTTTCGAGGGCGCAGACAACGTATGCGGTCGGGTCGGCGGCGTAGCCCCAGTCAAGACCTCGATGGATATGCGCGAATCCGGCGCGTTCCTCCGAGGAAATTTCCCGCACCGTGATGTTCGGGAACACCTCGCCGCCGGTGCCGGTGACCTCTCCGAGATATTCGTGCGCGTAGGCGGTGGGGTTGTTCCTGCGGAGGTATTCCGCTTCCGCGAGGAACTGCTCCCCGAGCCATTCCGGAGGAACTCCGCGATAATCGGAATGGTGGACGAGCTTATCCGGCGCGGGGACTGTGACCTCTGCGTTTATCCAGTTGCGCTGGGACTTCGGCGGGTTATAGGTGTAGAACACCGTGAATTTACTGCCGCCGCGCAGCAGCGACTGATTTATCGTGCGTATCTCCTCGATCCCCGCGAACTCGTCCGCTTCCTCGTACCAGACGTACTTTATGTACCCCTTGTGCACCTTCGTGGATTTGAGCTTCTTCGGCTTGTCCGCGCCCCGGAACAGTATCCGCTGTCCGGTGGGAGTGTACACAAGCTCCAGCGGCGACAGCTTCGCTTGCCAGAGATGAGAAACGCCGAGCTTGTCTATCGCCCAGAGGAGCTGCTCGTATACGCTGTCCTTGAGGTACAGCCCGACTTTGCGGATAACTACGGCGTTCGCCTGCGGGTCCTTCATCATGCCGAGGGGTATTTCCGCGCCGACAAACGAGGACTTGGTGGAACCTCTGCCGCCTTTGAGCCAGTAGTGCGTGTGCAGTCCGGCGGCGATATCGCGGTGTATGGGATAAAAAGGCGGCGCGATGATATCCGTCAGATTAGCCATCTGGGATATCGTCCACGATCTGGACTACGCCGCTGCCGGAAACGTTCACCTTGTCGGTAAACAGCCCGAACCGCTTACCGAGAAGCTCGGCGGCTTTCAGGCGCTCGCGCTCGTCCGGGGGCTTCGTGATCGTCCGGGCTTCGGAGCAGCCGTCGCCTACGCTCTCGACAACGACTACGGAAGCTTCGCTCTCCCCGCGCAGCACCGACGTGAGGTACTCCATGACCTCCGCGGCGTCGGCGGTGCGCTCGTTGTGTAGCTGCTCTAGGCGCTCATCAAGGTAGGCTCGAATGCTAACATTTCCTAACAAACGCGCCGAAGCTGCTCCGGCTGCTTTGTCTGATTTCACTGCTGGATATGCGGCTTTATACGCGCGAGTACCGTTCAGATCTATCAGGTATTCGTCGCAGAAGCGCTTCTGTTTTTCGGTCATGGGATTCCTCCTTTCCGGCATAGAAACAGCGCCCTCGCTGAGCTTGGGCGCTTTTCAGTATTTCATGCTACCATTATAGCACAGGTAAGCCGAACAAAACGAACAACTTACAGTTTATCCATAAATCTGCTGTAAATCATGCGCACTCCGTCCGGCGAATTGTTCCCCCCGACCTCATAGGCGACGCGCGTCCAGCCGAACAGGTTCACGCAGCGGTAGTAGACTATCTGCCGGGTCAGGCTGTCGGGAATATCGTAGATGAACGCAACAGCTTCGTCGCGGCGCTGCTGAATCTCCTCGCGCTTGAGCTCTATGCGGCGCTCAAGGTCTACGCGCCTTTCGGCAAGCTCGCCGACCTTGTCCGATGTTCCGGACCCGCTCCCGGCGTTCGGCTGCGGCGACCTCACCAGCGAACGGCAGCGGAGCCGTTCGAGCTCCTGCTCCCACATACGCAGCTCCCGGTGGAGGTAGTATATCTGTTCTAATTCTTCACGGGTCATCGGTATCAGCCCTCCTGTTCCATTTGTCTGCGGCTTCTTCTATGGTATCACCCCATACAATTCTGTGGCACATATGGCAGCGTATAAACCATTTGCCATTTTCGCCTTTTTCGACCTCTGGGCAGTAATACCTGTCCCCGCACGAGCAGCGTTTAAGGTTTTCAACCTCGTTTTCGTCCATCTTAGCGCCGCAGCTGGGACAGTAGCGGAAATGGTCTGCGTGTGACGGGTCAGACCAGTAAGCTGTGCACACCGAACACCTCATGTGTATATAGCCAGTTTCAGAATCGGGTTCCTTAAACCTGATCCAACGTCCATGCACCACCGGCGCGACATCGGCGGCAGGCTCATAGTCAATAACCTGGTCGATTGTCGCGGCGATAAACATCGGGCAATTTTCGTCGGAGCATACGTCCATTAACACCTTTCTTATGCTTTCGCGATTTATGTATTCACTCATTCCTGTTTACCACCTTTCAAACCAAAATTTTACGTCCGTTCTAGAGCGTACTATCATTCCAAACCTGACTAGGTTGCGGAAAGTTGCGCTGTATTTCATCTGTGTGTCATAGGCTCGTTCAATGATTTCCCTGAACCTCTCTACCGTGTACGTGGACTTGTAATGATTGCAAGCCCGGCACGCCGGATAGAGGTTTGCGATATCATCAGCACCGCCGAGGTGCAACGGGACAACATGGTCTGCCTGCATTTCTTTGATTGTGATTTCGCAGCCGCAATAAGCACAGCGACCGCCGAATTTCTCATAGATCTGCTGCCGCTCAGAGGTGGTAAGTTTTCTACGCTCACTCATTCCCGCTCACCTCCACATAGCACCACGATTGAGGCGGTCGTTTCAGCGGTCGTAAAGGATAGCTGCTATTTGTGCAATCCATATCACGCTCATGCTGATTAACCATGTCGTACTTCCAAAACTCGCAATTGGGGCAATCTTCGTCACAAAGGGCGCCAAACTCGCTAAGAGCTTTCGGCTTTTTGTAAATTTTCAGATTGGAGATATGCCAACCCCAAAACGTCTTGCAGAATCCCTCGCCGATGTACGCCTTAACGTCATCGAACGTCATGCGGCACGAATGTAAGAATTCACAGTCATCGGGATTATCAGCTTCGTTTGATGTGAGAATCTCGAAATCTCTGCGATCATCGTCATCGGGGAAATCATCATCGCGAAATATCTGCCGAATATCCTGGTAAACATTATCTTCCTTGCAAAACTCAGCTTCATACTCGGAGATACTGTCGCAGA